AGGCTGGGTTTTTGAAGACGGAACGACTGGATCTTCTGGAACAGGTCCAGGTGGAGGGGTTGATTGGAACTGGGGTATGTTTGCTAATATAGCTAATGGAAATGGAGTTCGAGTAACTCCTAATGAAGTAGATCAAACGGGTATTGCGGCTAGTGGCACAAATATAGTTAGTGGAGCTTGGCAAGCTACTAAACCTCATTATCTTTTTTACGAATCTAGTAGCGGTGGGGCTAGTACCTCTGCTACATTTAGACACCCTATAAGAACAGATAAAATAGATGTTGCTAGCTTAGCTGTTAATACTCCACTGTATATTGAATTTTGGATTCATGCTTACGGCTCTGCTTTTGGTGGAAGTAGTAATGATTCAGGAAAAGGACTTGGTATTGCTGTTACTACAGCTACAGCTTCTTGTTCTTCAGCTGATGAAGCTGGAACTGGATTAGGGTTTACTAGTGACACTGCTGGTGGAGCAGATATATTAGTAACTAAAACAGATGGAACTAGTTTAACAACAAAAAGAATAGGTGGAACTGGTCAAATTCAAACTAGTGGGCACACAGATTCTTTGTCTGTTGATAATCACTGGGTAAAATGTATAGCTGATATAACTGCAGCATCCGGTAGCCCAAATGGTATATACGTATATTTTTGTAACTTCACTTCACATGAAGGTTTAGCAAGCAATAATTTTTTTACACAAGATATATGTATACAAAATATAGGAGTTTATCATCAAGTATAAAATAAAATTATGGATAAATGTAACAAATGTCAAGAAGGAACAATGCAGTCTGCCACATATGTTTGCAGAGAAAATGATTATGCTATAGTAGATGCAGACGATAACTTATTGTTAAAAGTAAAAGATCACGATTTACAAAGTGGTGATGGAGAAATAGGATCTAACCAATTAGTTAGTTATTGCTCTTGTGGAAAATACTGGAGTTAATAAATTATAAATTAAATTAAATTAAATATGAAAAAAGAAAAAGTAGTTGACCTTAAACCTAAGGTTGACAAAATATCAGATAAACATCTGGAAGAATTACAAGGTATATTAAATATAACAAATAACTTACAATATAATATAGGTAAGTTAGAAGGACAAAAACACAACTTACTTCACGAATTGTCTATTACGCAAAAGCGTATTATTGATATGCAAGATATGTTGTCTAAAGAATATGGCACTTATGATGTTAATATAGCAGATGGAACTATTAATAGGAAAAAAGATGAAAAGTAATATTATAAGAAAAATTACTATAGGTAAAGATTACAAAAACGATTCAATGCACTATGCTGTTGATCAAGAAGTTTATGGTGGTCATAAAATATGTGATATAATAGAAGAAGAAGATAAGTATTCTATTTATATTAGAAAAGACAAAGTGGTAATACCATGGAAAGATTTTAATAAAAATATGGCTATATCAGTTGAGTATAACTTAGAATATTAATGAATGTTGCTTACAAAGATTTTATTATCAAGCCTATTGGTGATAGGTATAATAACAGTGTACGAGTCGATGACAAAGAACTAATACTTAACACTGAAATATTTAATCATCAATACATAAATAGATTAGCAAAAGTAATCGCTACTCCACTATTATTTCAATCACCTGTTAAAGTAGGTGATGAAGTAATAGTGCATCACAACGTGTTTAGAAGATGGCATGATATGAAAGGTAAAGAAAAAAATAGTAGATCATACTGGAAAGAAGATAAATATATAATATCAGAAGATCAAATATATTTATATAATAACAAAGCTATGCCTGGCTATAGTTTTGTAAAGCCAATAAAATCAAACAATAAATTATCTACAAATATAGAGCAGCCACTAGTTGGTGTTGTAAAATATACAGATGGCACTTTTGATATAAATACATTAGTAGGTTTTACACCTAACAGTGAATATGAGTTTATTATAAACGGAGAAAGATTATATAGGGTTATGAATAAATTTATTACAATTAAATATGAATATCAAGGAAACGAAGAAGAATATAATCCAAGCTGGGCAAAAAGCAGTTGAAGAACTAATAAAAGTTGCTAAAGAACCTATAGTTGATAGCGACGATGATATATCAGCTGACAGATTAAAAAACGCAGCAGCTACAAAAAAGTTAGCTATATTCGATGCTTTTGAAATACTTAATCGTATAAACGAAGAAGAGAATATGCTTGAAGGTAAAGTTGAAGAAAAGAAAGAAGTTAAGTTTAAAGGTTTTGCAGAAGGTAGGTCAAAATGAAGTACGAACAAAGCTTATATAAAATAGTAGAGCCAATAAGGTTAAATACTATAAAAAGATTAAATAAAAGCAAGAAGTGGGAGTATGGATATAATAAAGAAAGTGATGTAGTTGTTATATCTAAAACTGGTATGATTGGTCAAGTTATAGAAATACAAGGCTTACAAATAGCTTTACCCAAACAACCAAATAATATATATAGTTGTAGTAAAAATAAAGTAGAGCAAAAATGGAAACAGTTTCTAGCTAATCCAGCTTTTAAAAAAATTAAAACTGTATTTGACTGGCAAGATTATCCAGATGATTTTAAACAAGATCATTACGAATATATAGATGAAGAGTTTAAAAGAAGAGAAGAAGGATTTTGGTTTATGAACAATGGTAAACCAACTTATATAACAGGTACGCACTATATGTATTTACAATGGAGTAAAATAGATGTAGGTGCGCCTGATTATAGAGAAGCAAATAGATTATTCTATATATTTTGGGAGGCTTGTAAAGCTGATAATAGATGCTACGGTATGTGCTATTTAAAAAACAGGCGATCGGGTTTTTCATTTATGAGTTCAGCTGAAACTGTTAATTTAGCAACACTTGCTAGTGATAGTAGATTTGGTATACTATCAAAAACTGGAGCTGATGCAAAAAAAATGTTTACAGATAAAGTTGTGCCAATAAGTCTCAACTATCCATTTTTCTTTAAACCGATACAAGATGGTATGGACCGACCAAAGTCTGAACTCGCATATAGAGTACCAGCTAAAAAGTTTACTCGTAAGAAGATACGTGAGCGTGAGGAAATGGATGACGTTGAAGGGCTAGATACAACTATAGACTGGAAAAATACAGGTGATAATAGTTATGACGGTGAAAAACTAAATCTATTAGTTCATGATGAAAGCGGTAAATGGGAAAGGCCCGATAATATAAGAAACAACTGGAGAGTTACAAAAACTTGTTTACGTTTAGGTAGTAGAGTTGTTGGTAAGTGTATGATGGGTAGTACTAGTAACTCACTTGATAAAGGTGGTGATAATTTTAAAAACTTATATAATAACTCTGATGTAACAAAACGTAATCGTAATGGACAAACTAAATCTGGCTTATATTCTCTTTTTATTCCTATGGAATGGAACTACGAAGGGTTTATTGATGAATACGGTCAACCTGTTTTTAATACACCTAAAAAGCCTGCGATTGATCCGCAAGGAATAGAAATAGATTATGGTGTAATTGATCATTGGGATAATGAAGCTGAAGGATTAAAAGATGATCAAGATGCTTTAAATGAATTTTATCGTCAGTTTCCAAGAACTGAAGAGCATGCTTTTAGAGATGAAACAAAAAATAGTTTATTTAATCTTATAAAAATATACGAGCAAATAGATTATAATGAAGGTAATAGAAACTCTTCAGTAATAACACCTGGTAACTTTCAATGGTTAAATGGTAAAAAAGATACGTTAGTTACTTTTAATCCAGATCCAAATGGTAGGTTTAATATTAGCTGGGTGCCAGGAAATAAATTACAAAATAACGTTATATTAAAAAATGGCGTAAGATATCCAGGTAACGAACACATGGGTGCGTTTGGTTGCGACTCATACGATATATCTGGAACAGTAGACAAACGAGGATCAAAAGGTGCTTTGCATGGTTTAACTAAGTTTTCAATGGAAGATGCTCCAGCAAATACTTTTTTCCTTGAATATATAGCAAGGCCACAAACAGCTGAAATATTTTTTGAAGATGTTTTAATGGCATTAGTATTTTATGGCATGCCATTGCTTGCGGAAAATAATAAACCAAGATTGCTGTACTATTTAAGAAGAAGAGGTTATAGAGCATTTAGTATGAACAGGCCAGATAAAGTTTGGAATAAGCTGTCAACTACAGAAAAAGAAGTAGGTGGTATACCAAACTCTAGTGAAGATATAAAACAAGCCCATGCCGCTGCTATTGAAATGTACATTAACGACCATGTTGGTTTATTGAAAGACGGAACTTACGGTACTATGTATTTTAATAATACATTGAACGACTGGTCTAAGTTTGATATTAATAGACGAACAAGACACGATGCATCAATAAGCTCTGGTCTAGCAGTTATGGCTTGCAATAGACATTTATACCGACCTAATCCAAAACAAAAAAGAGAACCGTTAAATTTAACTATATCAAAATACAATAATACTGGATTTTCATCTAAGATAATTAATAATAAAATATGAGACAAGAACACTCTATACATTTTCCATCACAAGCCGTTAGCGATTTAGAAAAATTAAGCGAAGAGTATGGTTTGAAAGTAGCGAGAGCTATAAGGCATGAATGGTTTTCAGGAACTACATCTAAATATAACAGCCATAAATATAACTTTCATACGCTAAGATTA